CGTTGATATAGTTGGCAACAGTATTTTTTCCAGCCTGTTTTCTACCAGATATGCCGACGATCTTCATATTAACCCCTTATTTGTGATAATACATTCTTCTTGATTTGCTCAATAGACATTTCACCAATGTCTTTGTGATTTAATTTTGGGAAACTAAGCTTATAGAATCTACCTAATTGTCTTTGTAGCTGTATTTTGGATTCTCGTCCAGCTTGGTCATTATCCGTTAAAATAATTATATGAGTCAGAGGCAGTTGCTGCAACTTGGATTGTTGTTCTCTTGTTAAAGTCTTACCAAATATACCGACCGCATTGTATATTCCCGCTTCATGTAACTTCCATAAGTCTCCTTGTCCTTCTACTATAAAGACAGAGTTTGACTTATGTATATGTGGTAATGCTCTATGTATGTTGTAAAAATGAAATCTCTTGTCGAATCCTTTTGGGTAAATAAGAAACTTGGGTATTTTATATTCTTTTATTGACCTACCTATATATCCTACGATCTGCCCACATTCACTATGAATAGGAATAACAGACCTATCATATAGCTTACATGTCTTGTCTAAACAATCGCCAACACCAAAATGTTCTAGAGTTTTTTTCTTGAATCCACGATTTAAGAAGTATTTTGATGGAACATCAAGAGATAATTCTATATCAATGCTGTTTATTATGGGCTTCGTTGCCGTTTCTTTTAAAAGGTCTATAAGCTCCTCAAAGTCGCTTTTTTCTTCTTGGGGTTCTACTGTGGTTGCGGTGTTCTGCTCATCAATATTAAGATTGAATTCTTTTCTGATCCACCCCAAAACATCCCCAAAGCCAACCTCTCCACCCTTTTCATTTGACAAAGCCCCAGATATTAGTCCAAATATATCATTCTTATGATTGTTCTGACATTCTCTAGTCCAACATTTCCATATTCCTCTATTCTTAGAAAATGAGAATGCTCTTGGATTATCACTTGATTCATGTACTGGACAAGTAGAGTAGATGTTATCTCCAAAAACTTCGTATTTTATACCAAGTTTTGCAAGAACATCCTCTATTCTATTATTCAGTATTTTTTTAATCTGTAACAAGTTCATTGTCTATTGCGTCTTGTATTCTTACTTTTACAATTCCTTCGTCATTTACCAATCCAGTATCACCAACTGGTTGATTCTTAAATTCGTTTCGTGTTTTAAGTTCTTTTAGTTTGGCGTGTGAACCTTGCATAACCATATTAATGTAGTCACCATCGTCCAAGCCACCACCATGTCTTGCAACAATTGGCACGAGTTTTCTATTTCCAGCATTTGGCCCGTCCTCTGCTAGTTCTTCTGGGGATTTGATCTTAAAAATAGAGAATGATGTGCATAGCCAAATTAGTCTGTCTGATCCAGAAACAGCATCTGTACTTTCTTTTGTTATGCCATCACGATTTAATTGCACAAAAGATAAACATGGAATATCAAGCTTAACGCATAGATTATGTAGCGATGTGATCTGAAAGCCCAATGCTTGATACTCTTGTATATTATTTGTTATAGAACTTGAGGACATTAGTTTTAGATAATCATAGATAATAACGCAATTATTTGTTCTTCCTTGGTCATCGGTTCTAACCTCTTGCACAACCCATCGCTTAATCAAGTTAAGTATTTGATCAAATGGGCGACCAGCAACGCTAACATAACTGTATGGTATCGACTCTAATTGCTTAACAGCATCTAGTATCTTTTGATATTTATCCTCATCGTCAACAAATTTACCAGTTGCTATTTCATTAATCGGAACGCCGCTTATGTTTGATAGCAAACGGTTTAGATGGTCTTCCTTACTCATTTCGGTATCAAGCATTAATACTGGAATATTTTTAAGAGCGACATTGAGAGCAACGTTATCTGCAAATACTGATTTACCAACCTTTGGTCTTGCTGATACAAGATCCACGCATTTACGACGCAAACCACCGCCAATTGCTTCGTCATATTTATTAAAGCCCGTTGGAATTCCTATGATGTCGCACTTGTTATCCTTAAGAAAATCGACATATTGCTCTATGCCCTTACCTATTTTCTCTGGAACATCGCCACCATCATCCTCTCTCAAAAAGTCTGTTACCGGATTTTCTAGTATTTGTATAATATCATTGATAGACTCTGATCCAGAGATTCCATCTATATCTTTATGTATTTTCTCTGTGAGCTTTTTAATCTTGCGAGCAAACTCAAACTTCTTGATCTGCAAACCAAAGTTGAAAACATTATCTTTCTCAACTGGGAAATCGAAAAGAGATTTGATGTATTTTATTTCTTGTGGTGTATTTATGGCCTCTGAAAGATTCAGTCTTGATGCAATAGATAATATAGATGGTATGTCAACTTTTTGGTCGTTTTTTACTATCTCTTCTATGCATCTAAATATAACTTGGTTATTGTAATGACCAAAGCTATCAATAGTAATAAAATCCGATATAGATACATAACCGTCTATACCGTGCTGCAACAATCCAGCAAGTACTGCTCTTTCGGACCCAATATCAGATAGTTTTTCCATATTATCGACCTACACACCTACTGCAACGATGATACTCACCATAAACATACTTTGGATCAGTTTTAAAAGTTCTTCCACATACGCTGCACTCAACGTCCATCTTCTTGCTTGGTTCTCTGTTACGTGGCGTTCTAGCACCATACTTTGTCTCAATATGCCTATCTTCGCCCTCGTCAACCCACTCATTCTTTCTAGCCTTCACCGGTTCTCTCCTTTTGTTATTGTTACCTTTGATCGAACTAACCCTAAAATCTTCTTTTATCTGACTCTTTGTTTCTTGTTTTACTTCTTCTGGAATATCCTTTAGGGTGGTTTCACTATTTTGCATAAGTGCATCTAGCAAAGCCTTCTTTTGGCTATCATTAAGTGTATCGATAAAATCTTTCATACTCATGTTCTTTTACCTTTCTCTAGCAAGATGTCAGCCTTTCTCTTTAGCTCATAAACTTTGCCATCTAGTGCTTGCAGTCTAGCCTCTGCCACTTCTCTCATGTTTTCTAAAGACGCCGCATAAGAATTGTGTTGGGCTAAAATATGTTTCTTAGATTCATGCTTTGTGTACTGGTTAAATTCTTGTGTATTCTTCACAATCAATTTTTCCATTTGGTCATGACACCAATTTAATGCTACCTTATTCTTATTGATTTCATCTTGAATATACGTTGCATACCCATACATTAAATAGGCAGCATCAAATAAGTCTTGTTGGGTTAGTTTCTTAAGTTGATCAGATGATAGATCAGATACAAGCAAATATTCTTCACGAAAAGACGAGAACTTTGTATTGCTGCTGTCTATATAATTATTGATTGATTCTAGGTGTTCTGAAAGTTTTTCAGACGCTTTTAATTCTTTGTCTCCACTCATCATCGCTTTCTGAATATTTTAAGGTTATAAGGTCAATGTTGTTCAATTCACACCAAGCTATTTTATCGTCATCTCTAGCTTTGCCCTTGAGGAAGTCTGCTTTGCTCTTATGAAAAAACGGATTATATTCATAGTGTTGTTCGCCGTGGACTTCTACGCCTAGTCTAATAGATGGAACGTAAAAGTCAAGATACAACACAGATTTTCTGTTTAACGCTGTACTTCCCGGAAGTTTGACTTCCTCCAATATTCTGTAACTATTATAGACCTCTTTTAATAGGTTTCTAGCTCTAATGTGATACTTTGATCTTTTTCTTTTATCATCATTGAATACATCATAACCAGAAAGATTCCATACATACTCTTTACCGTTTATCCCAGTTACTTTCAATGTAATTCTCTTATTTTTTTATAGATAAAGTCTGCAATGATAGAGTTACTATTTAAAAAGTCGGCAACGTTGTTTACGCCTTGAAATTTAAAGAATCTTTCTATATCATCTGGAGTCTTACCGACTTTATTATCATCAAGCATCTTAGCAATATTTGGGTGGCTAGGTTCGTCTACAGCACACTGTATTGTATACCAAGCACCAGAAGATTTGATTAGTCTAAATTCGCAAGCAATGTGGATAATTTCTTGTACCTCATCAACACCGATGCCATATCTTATCCAACCCTCTGCTGTACTATTTGGTCTTCCTCCAGCATTAGATGTTTTGATAGACCAATTGGCTATTTGACCAACATGCTGACCGGTATCCTTTGGTATCTGCCACTTACCTCTGTGTGTTATAATCATATTAGTGCCAGCTTGATACTGCAACATGTTTCCACAGTCGGCCATTTTTTGTGGAGCGTATGGCGATCCGCCAGTATTAGCAATATTATGCGTAATACAAATTAAAATGGTCTTATTCTTCATCAATGTTCCACTAATTCTCTTAAAAAACATTGATAATAGTCTTGGTAGAGCATTACGAACACCGGTTCTTACTTCGCCCTCCAACTCACACGCTGGAACCATATTAGACAAAGAATCCGCTATGATTAAGCAGCCGGGATCATTATTGATATAGTACTCTATAATATTCAAAAAATCTTCTGCCGATAGTACACGTTCATCGGTAGACTCAATAATCAATATGTTATCTGGCTGTAGCCCCTTAATGCCATCAAAGTTTTGCTTAGATAATCTGCCCTCTGTATTAACATAAATAACACGCTTGTTCTTTTGTTGACACTTGGAGGCAAAGTGTAGGGCAGTTGTTGTTTTGCCACTCTTTGGATCACCTGTCATTACAACAACAGAACCCTCTCTAAGACCACCACCAAGGGCGATATCTAAGGCTGGAGATATTCCAATCACTTCTAGATTATTTATATTTGCTAAAACTTCTGTTCCGCTACGTACAACATCACCATATTTTGATACAATAGAGCTACTAACGCTATCTTCCGAAAATTTCGCAACCTTTTTTACTTTACTCATAGTTTCCTCAGTTGGTTCATCGATGTCTTTTTTGTATTATACCCTTGAGTCGATCTTGTTTCAACGTGCTTGACTTCTTGTTCAACGTCAAGATTTACTTCTACTTTCTTTAGCTTATCATCTATAAGCCTTTGGTGTTTTGCTATTACTTTTTCTGCTAATGGATTAATTTTATATCCTCTACCATTTTGGATTCCAATAACTAGAAGACTATCAAAGTCTTTGGACTTGATGGCAGATAGAATAGCTTCTTCGCTGTATTTCTTTTTTAATTGAACAGCCGCACCATATTGTTTCTTCCAAAGCCAATGTAAGGGATCACCCTTTGTCCAAAATTTGTACGAAGGCTTACCTAGATTAAGCTTTTCTGATCTTCTTATCACAATAAATTCTGCAACATAAGCTTCAAATGTGCAATACTCACCCGTGTGAATATGCTTATACTTATGTGTTTCAGACCATTGCTTTTGATAATTTTGATTAAATAGTTCTGGTCGATTTGTCATTGTGATATATAACCGCTTCAGCAAAACACTCCTCTATACCATCTTCATTAGAAGAGTCTTCAATTAATTCTGGAGTAATCCAAATTTGTTTCTTAACCTTATTGCCATGTATTTTACCAATAGTAAAGCTATGTCTTGTGTTTTCTCCCATCACTCCAACAAGAGACTTAACCAAGTATACACCATCGCAATCGGTCGTGTCAACCTCTATAGAGTGCGACCTATACTGTAGACCGATTTTGTTAACATTCAATTTTTGAGATTCGCAAATATTTTTTATTTCAAACCAATCCTTGTAGTTTGTTAAATAATACTCACTGCCGTTAGATAATATTGCTCTTATCCAGATATTATACTTATCTTTTCTATATTCTTGAAGCCACGCTTCGTATGATGATATGAGCGACATTATTCTTCTTTTCTTACAACTGTGACACAATCTTTTTTACTTGCTGGTACTCTTACTCTTCGTGCAACATCACCTAAAGTTGAAGCATTTTCTGTCATAACAACAGAACCCTTATGTTTCGCAAATTGCTCACCGGCACTTAAAGGTTTTGAAGCATTATCTTTTTGTGCCTTCGTGTAACACTTTTCGATAGACTTAACTGGTCTGTCTAGATCAGAAGCAATTTCATTGATGTCTTTTCCGGCCTTTGCGTGTTCTGCAACATAAAATACTTCAGCCTTGCTCAACGGTCCTCTTTTACTAGCCATCTATATAGCTCCTATTTGTCTTGGTCAAGAATATTCTATTTCTTGTTGATAGATAATTATTATAGTTTTCAAATGTTGTACCGGATACAGGTTTTAATTCTGTTCTGTTCCAAATCTCTCTACCAGCTTCTGGCCCAAATGGATCAAGAGGCTCATTGTTGAATACTCTAATAAAATATTTATTTTGAATCTTTCCATGACCCAAGTCAACGCTTAATGATTTAGAAAAAACTTTTTCACTTTGTCCATCGGTAATTTCGCCTTTAAGATTAAAGTGCGTTTCTATGCTTTGTTTTGATATCTTTTGATCGTGAGAATCTATAAATTTCATGTGTCACCGGTTATAATGTATTTCTTTTTCTGTTCTAGCGTCATTTTATTTATCTGCTTTCGTGACGCTGATCCAAAAGTCGATAGTGGAGATTCTTGCTGTTTACTCTGATCTTTTCTTTTTTGTTCAATTTCTGAACGCTGATAATTGCCCATCGATGACCAATTTTTATCAGCTAATTGCCCAATAGTTTTGGCATCTTTAACAAAGGTTCCTAGCCCACCATATATTACCCTCTGGAGAGAGTCTTGACTACACGATGGGCATTTTGTTAGTGCTTCATCTTTAAATGACTGAAAATAGTCATTTATTTCATGATTGCAATTATCGCATCTATAATCATAAGTCGGCATTCTAGTCCTCTAATGCGTGTAAAATCGCCCCCAGTATACCATTCCTCTGTATATCATGATAGTCTAATTTGCATATACCAACACCCTTAATATTTGATAATTTTTCTATACAATTGGATAGCCCATTTTCACGAAATAGGTCAGTTTGTTTAGTATCCCCATTTATAATAACTTTAGAATTTTCTCCCATTCTTGTTATAAACATTTTGATTTGCTCAAAGGTACAGTTTTGTGCTTCATCTAAAATCATATAAGAATTATGAAATGTAGCACCACGCATAGTTTCAAGAGGCTCAAATCTTATTCTTCTGGTATTATAATATAGCCCAAATTTATCTCTACCTAAAAAGAATTTTAGATTTTCTTCCATAGGTTGAAGATATGGCTTTATTTTTTCTCCAATTTCGCCCGGTAATGATCCTATATCTTTACCAGTACAAACTAATGGTCTTGTTACTATTATATTCTCTATTTTATCTTTTTCAAGATGCTCTGCTGCTATACCAGCAACTATAAATGATTTACCAGTACCAGACGGGCCAGTACAAAAGGTTACATCATTCTCTATTATAGATCTGATATAGTTTCTTTGATTATCAGTTTTAGCTACTAAGATATTATTTTCTTTAGCTTTATTCTTTTTATGTTTTTTTGAAAATGGGTTGTTCGAATTGTTATTTTCCGCTGCTGCCAAAGCCGTTGTCTCCTCGTTGCGAGG